GCGCTGTCCGCAGGGTCTGGCAAGCCTGGGATGCGAGATGTGTGGGTTGACTCATGGCAAGTCAATCTCGTGTTTGGTGCGCTGGCCATCCGAACCTGCAATCGAGGCCGTAGTCGCGCATCGCTACCTTAGCGACTCCAGAGTCGCCATAGTGATCACCAAAGTCCATGTGGGACATTGCATACACTAGGCGGTCGATTTCACCTTGGTCCATCGTGGCGTGCGGGCCAGCGGTGGAGTAGCGCCGAAATTGTTCGGCGGTAGTGAGTGAAAACGACGCCCCCTCAGGGACCACCTTATACGCAAGTAACCCGCGCACCATGCGCATCATCGACGCATTTGGAGACGCGTCACGAAGACGAGCCTTCATAGCATCAATGACTGGCGAGTGCAGGTGGGGGAACATGCCTTGGAGGAGTTCGCGCTGGAAGGAGCGGCCGCGGGATCGGAGTGACCCGCGGCCTGGGAGGTCGCCGCAACATTGCCACGCGGAGCGTAAAAACACCCCAAGGTTCAATACCGATTGGAGCCGGCCTTCAGTGTCATAAGCGGGGCTGTGCTTCAGGAACTGGATGTGTGAGTAGTCCTCACACGGATCAACAGTTACCCGATAGCCCGCACGCTCAGACGCTGTGGCGACTAACTCGTGGACCGGTAGACCTGAGTCGATTGACTCGGCGATGGATGCTGCGATCGCACACACTGCTAAGGTGTTGATCCCCGTGGTGATTGTGGAGCCGGAGAACAGCAGTGGCACGTTGGAGCGAAACGTAACTCGGTTTCGATGGTCGTTGACATCGGTGACCGTGAATGGTTGGCGGCATTGACCGACGAGCTCGCGCGCTTCGTCACGTAAATGTGGTGGGAACACGTCAACGAACGACTTGAACACCGACGGACCATGCGATGCGTCGCACGATGTGATGTCCAAATTCGCAATTATATGTTTCCCATGCACGTCGCGATACGCCAACACACTGTCGTCAGAGAAGATAACGATGAAGTACCTGTATCGAAGATTGATCAGGTTATCAAATGCATCCCTCATGAGATCAGGTGTCGGCGCTTTCACGAATTGCATAACACCGCCTAAGTATACGATTTTGATTGATGATAAGCCCACCTTGAAGAAACTCATCAAGCGGAAGCCTTCGAGCGACGTCGGGATGCCGAGGTCCCCAATGCCACGAGGCTTTTTGCCGCGTTTAGCTTGCTCCTCTCCCTTTTGCTTATACTTGACATGTCGCATGCCGAAGTACGGGAGATAGCGCTCGCCGGTGGCGCAGAGCTGGTCATAGGCGTGAATACGTCCTTTAACCTTTGGATGCGGGTCAGCGTGGTGCTCCCGAAGCTCTGTGTCCTTGTCTGTGTACCCCTCGAAGTACTGAGCCATCTGTGTCTGCAACATTTGAAAAAATCCAGCGTGGTTCACGAAGAACGTGCGCTGTGCCATGAATAATCTCTTGTGTGTAACAGAACGGAGTGCGTAGGGGTCTCCCGGTCGACCATCCGGGAAGCGTACCGCGGTGAGGCGGCGAAGTGCAAGGTTCATCCCTTCGTTGCTGCGGGCGTAAACCTGTGAGTTGAGTGAAAAGCCTCCAAAAACGGTCCTGTAGAAGCCGTCTCGCTTTGGATTTGCGGCTGGCGGAAATACCAGCTCGTTGGCGATGAAGAACCGACGTCCAGCCAAGACTTTGTACCTGTCTTGATCGTAAACGTAGTCCTCCACCACCTGGCATTCACTTACGGGCCACCGAAAGGGAGGTCGTTGAGTGAGGCTTCCCTCAACGCTCCCTCGAACCGAAAATCCACCCCGGGCCGCGGTGGCTGTGGCGCTACGTGTTCCATGCACCACCACGTATCGGTTGACGCAGTAGTTCAAGGTGTTGTTGAACACGTGTTCGTTCTTACTCCATTCGGCCAGACGGCCGGGATGTGCCTGCTTGAGCAGGTTATAGAGGAACGAGTGTATCGTGGTGCGGATTCCGTCCGGACCCAGTTGCATACTGGTATGCCACTGGTCACACTGTCGCAGGGCGTCGTACATCTGGAGGTAGACGGGCGCAGTGTAGACCGAGTCATAACACAACAGCAGCCAATGGAGACCGGTACTAGAGTGGAAGTTCCCGAACGATGGGCTCTTCCAAACGCCGAAGACATCCAGGAGGAAATTGCGCTCCCGGACTGAGTGTACCTCAGCGATCTCCGACACCATGTCAGCACGGACGCGTTGATACAACGCGTCATCGGTGGCCTTCAATAGCGGCAGCTTCTCAAGAAACCACTGCTTCCAGCTCATCGCGTACTTACCGTATGCGCCAGCGCGAATGTAAAGTAGTACGGTAGTACGAACGAGGTCAGGGGCCTCGTCGCCTGGTGGTGGCTCATCCCCGCCTGCTGGGGGTCCCGGCGCGGGCGCGGCCGCGTCGTCGACATGCTTTACTTCCTCCTGGGGAGCGTCCGCAGGATCCTCGTGTGGTGGAGCACTTGGCGCGCACTCCACATGAAGTAATTTCTCGTTTCTTTCCTCCGCCCAGGTCTGCTGCATGAACTTCACATGCGGGTCGAGAGCAGCCGCTTTTGCTGCTTCGGCTTCTTCTTTTGCTTTCTGGATGGCGGCGAGTTGAGCCTCATGTGCGACGTCCCACTCGTGCATGGTCACTGCAACGGGCGGGGGGAGTGGTTTGACCTCGATCTTCGGGAAGTCCGCTTCGTCTCCCAGCTTGAACTGAACGGCAGGTGAAGGCTCCAATGGATCCTTAAAATCATCAGCTTGCGCTGAACTCTGCGGTACGACACTCAAGTTGGATGGCTGGGCGGTCGGGAGGGGCACAAGCTCCCCGCCGTCGTCAAGATCCAGGTCTGCGGGCTGTAGTAGCTCCCGCACTTCATGCTCTTCCAAGGCCCAGGCTCCCTGTTTTGGGTGATAATGGCCGTTCGGTGCGCATTCTAGGCTTGGGGCCATACATACGCGGTAGAGCATGGGCATGCCGCGCAACTGCTTGTCGAGGCGGCGGCGTGCTGGGTGATCTTTGTTTTCCGCTGAAAGCGGACGCTGGCCAG